GTCGACCGCTACGGGTTGACACCGGGTCAAGTCGCATGGCGCCGACGGTACCGGGCGACGCTCGGCGAGTTCAAGTTCAAGCGCGAGTACCCGGCGACGCTCGACGATTGTTTCTTGAACCGCGAAGGCGGTTGGTTCGACGACGAGCTCCTACAGAATATCCATGTGATCGATCACACGGCAATCGGCGCGACGGGCGGTCGCGAGCTCGAAGCGCCGCACGCGAACGACCGGTATGTAATCGGCGTCGACGTCGCGGGCGGTGTCGGCGGCGACTGGTCGGCGCTTTGCGTCGTCTCGGTCGCGACCCGTCAACCCGTGTATGTCCGTCGAGACAATCGAGCGACGCCGTCACAATGGGCGCACGTCGTGATTCAGGTCGCGAGCCGATACAACCAAGCGCTCGTACTCGCCGAGTCGAACAACCACGGTCACGCGTTGCTCTTGGAGATGAACACGTGCGGCTATCGGCAACAATGGCGAAGCCCGCAAGGCAAGCCATGGACCACGACCCTACAAAGCAAGCTCGAAGCCTTCGACACGCTTCGCGAAGCGATGCAGCAAATACAAGTCGTCGACCGGGCGACGTGGCTCGAACTTCGGGCGCTTACGGTACCGGCCGGCAAGGTCGCACCCGAAGCCCCGAAGGGCTCGCACGATGACGCGGCAGTCGCTATAGCGCTCGCGTATCGGTGTCTTCGCGATATTCCGGCAACGTGGCGCACTCTTGCGCTACAATCGCAACGTACGCGAATGGACGACCTGATAAAGAGAAGTCGAGCCCGTCGACTTCGCGCGAGCTCGTTACCGTTCTGAGGCTCTTCATGCTCGAACCGAAACACGTCGAAGAAATCGTTCAGCAACACGACAATTACTGGAACGACAAGCGGCCGCGTATGCGCGAGTTGCGCAGCATGTACTTCACGCGTTTCTGGAGCGACCGAGAGTACGACGCGCACGACGGTATCTTGCGGACGGAAGTACCGAAGGCGTATGCCGTCGTCGAGTCGTATCTCGGGAGTCTCTACGCGCGAAACCCGGCCGTATTCGTACAACCCGACCTTCGGGCAAGGGGCAACGCCGAAGTCGCCGGCGCGACCGCGAACCAGTACCTATTGACCGTGCGCAACGTCATCGAAGACGCGACGCGGCTTGCGCTCATCTACCCGTGTTCGTTCGTCAAGTTGGCGCCGGTCGAGTCGGTCGACCCGTTGAAGCGCGTCGCCGCTTCGGCGCTCGAACCGTGGTCGGTAATCGTTGACGACACTTCGGGCTCTTGGGAACACCAGCGATGGGTCGGGCACTCGTACCTGCTACCGCTCGACGAAGCCGTTGTACGCTTCGACAAGAACCCCGAAGACTTCATGCCGCGCGCTTACTCGCGATGGATTGACACCCGGCGCAACACGGCGCCCGGTCCCGAGACACAACGCGAAGGGCAGTTCGACCGCTGGGTACGGGTCGTCGAACTGTACGACCTGGTCGACGACGCGTTGCTCGTCTGGTCGCCCGACTACAACAACGGCGAAGAGTTCGTCTTCGAAGGCGTTACCGTACAGGTCGGCGCACTCGACCCCGAAGTACGCGAAGGCGGCGAAGCCGACGAACCCGAGCTCGAACACGAGAAGACCGGCATCCCGTACAAGTCGGCGTCGGGCCGTCCGATTGTGCCGATTATCCCGCTGTATTTCTCGCGAGACCCCGGCGTACCGCTTCGGGGCTACAGCCTGGTTGACCGCTCGTACGACCAGTTCCGAGAGCTAAACGTCATGCGCACGTATCAAGCGCAAGGCGTTCGGCGTATGGCGCGTCAATGGCTCATGCGCGCGGGCTTCATGTCCGAAGACGCGGTCGCGAAGTTGTCGGCCGGTCGAGACGGCGAAGTTATCGAAGTCGACCTTCAACCCGGTATGCCCCTTGAGGGCAACATCATTTCGGCGCCGCAAGCCCCGATACCGGCCGATATTTCGTTGTATGCGAACACGGTCGAGAATGACATCAGGGAAGCCGGGTTGCTCGCGCCCTTTACCCGTGGTGAAGTCTCGCGCACCACGGCGACCGAGGCGAACTTGCTTCAGTCGTATACGTCGAACGAGCTCGGTCGGATGGCGCGGCAACGCGACGAAGTAATCACGTCAATTGCTCGCACATACAACATCATTCTATCCGTCGTACTCGGCGACGAAGCCGAACCGCTCGCGCTCCCGAACCCGGTCGGGCCGACCATGCTATCGGCCGACGACTTGACGGGCGACTTCCGGTACTGGGCGGTTGACGCGGGTAGCACCCCGGCCGGCGACATGATGAAACGGCAAAGCCTGGTCGACCTTGCGCCCTTGCTACTGCAGCTCGGTACGAAATCCGACTCGCTACTCGAAGAGATTGTGCGCACGTTTCAGCTTCCCGAAGAACTCGCCGAGCTCGCGCCGCCCGAACCCGAACCCGTTGCGCCCGAAGGCATCCCGCCCGAAGCGCCGCCCCTTGCCATTGTGGAGTAGACCATGCCCTTCGACCCCGGCCCCTCTATGCCGATTCCCGACCCGCAACTTCGCGGCCTTGCCGCCGAGAGCGACCGCGCGCTCGGCGAAGCGCTCGCGGCCGTTGTGCCGGCGCCCATGAAGCCGTACAACGCGAAGGTCGTCGACGCGTTGTCGAAGGCACTCGCCGACGTTCTCGCGCTCTTCGACATGGCGGTCGAAGCCGAGACGTATAGCGAGCCCGTCGAAGCGCTCGACCCCGACCTTGTTCGGTTTCTGGGTATGGTCTCGGCGGCCGCCGAAGACTTCGGCAAGCCGCTCCCGATTCGGCTCGAAGAAATGCGCGACGAAGCGGCGCTAACTCGCGTAACCGCAGCGCTTCGCGAGCTCGCGGCCGACGACGACTTTCGGGAGTTCTTGAACGGCGAAGAGGCCGCCGAACCCGTCGACGAAACCGAGGTCGCCGTCGAAGTCACGACCCCGACCGCTCGCGCCGAGATTGTCGAAGACGAGTTCGACTTCGCGGGCCGTATGCGGCGATAGGGGTACGTCATGCCGTTGAAGTCGCTCGCGCTTCGGTTGAAGGAAGCCTTCGGGTTCCGACAACGCGCACAAACGATTGTACCGACGACGCGGAAACAAGCGTACTACCGGACAATCGAAGGTATCGGCGAAGCCGGTAACCTTGCCGAAGGCATTACCCGACGTCAGCCGGTCTCGTTCTATTACGAAGACAAATGGCAAGAGCCCGGCGTACCAGGTCGCGCCGGTGTTCGCGTCGGGAACCCTCATGCCATGTGGCGCGGCAACAACGGCACGACCTATCTACACATGTACGTCGACCCCCGAAGCGCAACGGCGACCGGCCAGTTGCCGGGTTGGCGTACGTTCATCGTTTCTCGTATCCGGGGTACGTCAACGCTCGAACTCGGCGAGACGTTCTTCGGGAAGCCGGTACAGTTCGCGATTGCACCCGGCTACAACCCCGGTTGGTATAGAGGGCAGGGAACGCCGCTATATCTGGCCAAATGACACCATAAAGGGCAAAACATGGAACAAGCAAGCGCACCCGAAGCGGCCGTCGAAGCGGCCGTCGTAGAAGCATCCGAGGCGGCCGTCGAAGCACCGGCCGAAGCCGCCGACCAGGTCGAAGCGGCCGAAGCACCGAAGCGGCCGTCATGGTCCGACGAGCTCGCGAAGGTCGAAGCAATCTCGCCGCAAGCCGCCGAACTCATGCGCAAGATGCAAGGCGACTACACCCGCAAGACGCAAGAACTCGCGAAGACCCGAAAAGAGGTACTTCGAGAGCGCGAAGCACTACAGCGCGGCGCGGCGAAGATTCAAGCGCCCGAAGACGTCGGGGAGTTCGACCCGTTCAACGAGGCGAGCGTACAAGCCCGAATCGAAGCCGAAGTCGCTCGACGGTTGCAAGACGTACTCCAACCGATGCAACAAGAATACGAGCTCATGGCCGCCGAAGACGCGTATCAGGGTTTCTTGCAAGCGCACCCCGACTTCGAGAGCGACACCGAACTACGGGCCGAAGTACAACAAGCGCTCGAAGCGTCGCCGTCTCTCGACCTGGAGACCGCGTACTAT